ACTTTTTATCGCACATGGGGTCCAAGCTTTTGATAGACTTCCGAGGAAAGGAAGACCCTCACCCTAATGACTATGTGTCATATTTACAGAATAATGTCAACTTCTCTATTACTTGGAATTACTTAGGAGAACCATCCGCCAGACTGACAAACTTTGGAAAATACATACACTTGACTGAACATGATCGACAACACCCATTCATCTACTATATTCAAGAAACAGAAAAGAACAAATATGATAAAGATTACGCTTATAAATTATTTTCGCAACTTCGACAATCCATCGTATATCCAGTACTTATCAATCATGAACCCACTAAAAGATTATCGATGTTATTGGCTGACGGGCATAGATGCGGAATTTTGCCAGCTAATTTGAGCACGCTTATCACAAGAGATCCATCAATCTTACTCTACGATCAACATTTAGGCCAACATTTACTTAGTATCATAGACATGATTGGCACCTCCTATAAAGGCACCAAATTCCGATATATCGACATTCCTACACTCAATCCAGTTATTATCGGTAAGCAACTGAATCCGTATATTGTACGTTATTTCAATGCTCGCACATCATCTGATATCAGTATACTTTTAAATTTGGTATATAATGATGGATTTCAGACCTGTCATGTAGAGACTTTTGCCTTTAACGTTTTTCATGTATTTATCTATCCAACTCAAGACGCTATGCTTCAACACTGTTGGGATCGACTTTTGGAAAGTTGGCGCGATATGTATAAGTGGCTAGGTGTAAGCGTTACTAATTTAAAACGACGAACAGAATTGTTAATACCCTTATGTGATAATAGGCCTGCATATTATACAATGATATTAGCGAGTTTGTACCTGATAGATCGCAGATTGGAATTCTCAAGAATCACACCGACTCCAACCGAAATCGAGCTTCTGTTTCGTACGGTTATTCATGAGGATGGCTATCTCTCAAATGAACAGTTAGATAATTTGGATAAACTACCTATCGCAAAAATGAGTCCATATGTTGCCATTTTTGGTAAATTTATGATGCCATATTTACCCGTAACTTTACAACAGTTTGAAGCTGCTCACCATAAAGGATTGGCTATGATATCTTTACCATTAATCTATAATAGACGAGAAATTGCAACCGACAGTAATAGAATTCAAAATGCTAGACCAGGCGTTATAATTCATGAATTATCACCATATGGAGAGGCTTTCGTACCTAGAGAAGTAACAACGTCACGATATGAAGCTCTTGTGCAAATCCAACCCTTAGTCTATGGCGTAGATATTTTCCATGACTTACATCGAACAATGACTGTGCATCCAGATATTCAGAATTATACACCTGAACAGATTGCAGAAGGTATCGTGCAATATAGTAATATAATAGCCAGTGATTACGCTGACGCCATGTATAAGGTTAAGAATTTGAGCACTCCAACTGAAGCACAAGCGCGCGCGATTGATAGACTTATTCTGAGATGGCAAGAAGGAGATATCATTAAACCAACCGAAGGAGAAGAGTTTTTGTTACAGTTAAAGTTGCTAAATCGTGTTCAAGTCATAACCATGGGAAGTGGCGCTACTGCTCGTAAAGTATTAACCTCTGTAGCGGAAGGTACTGATATACAAAAACGTGAAATTAACAATTCCACAATGAAAATGTATTCACTCTTTAGGTATGCGCTAGGCGCATATTTATACGAAACACGTAATGCAGATGTTCGCATTAGACCTAACATATCAATTCTAGGTGTAGAGGATGAACCAGTCATTGACATCATAAAGCAGTATTATGCGGCCGAAGTTGGTAAAGTGCGTGGATATGGTGATCGAGCAAGAGTTGGGAAGAGAACGACCATTGGACTAAATCCCACATTATACGTTGGTGCACACATCGTCATATCAGATATAGAAATCAGAGAGGAAGATTACGAAGAGAATGTTAGACAATATAAAGCTTTATTTGCTGAGTGCGCTAGAGCGAATATCATCATCTTAAAAGTGTTGCATGGACATGAAAACATTGTTAATATTCTATTAATCGAAGGTTATAATCTCGGCTTTTTAGGCAGAGTTCTCAAACCAGGTGGACGAAAGGTATTTTCGACTGAAATCTACATTTTCTTCGCTCAAGTAGGACATGCGGCAGTTGGTGCTTTAACATCTCGCTATTTCTCAAGAAACGCATGCTTTTCTTCGTATACAGAGGGATTATTCGAGACTGAAGATACGGAAGATCTTGATTTCATAATGACAAGCGTCGAGAGAGCAAGTGGCATAGATGAGATTCTCAATGTTCCACTCACAACAGTAACAATTGAGCGAGTAAAGGAATCTGATTATTTAGAACTTCGTGATCAGAAAGCGCAATCAAGCACTCAAATTACTACATGGAAGGTTCATCCTAGCGACCGATCAATCATAGTTGTGAGCACGCCGGACATTCGACGCATGGCATTAGTGGCCCGAAGATCATTTGAGAGTTTAACAACATCTACCTTCCTAAGACATCAAGAGCGCCTTACCGTAACATCACAAAGCCATGGCCTATCAACTCGTCAAGTTCCAGTACCAATTCTTAAACAGGTTGAAAGTTTTGCATTCGTTAAACTAGTGGTATACGAAGCGATTAGAGCAAATCTAAAATCATGGTTAACAAATGATCTTACTGACGATATTCTAAGTTTTAACGACGTTGGAAGTGGAAAAATGGATGGAATAACAATGATAAGAGACTTTGGTGATATTCCTCTAATCGCATACGACATCATCCCAAATGATGCGTTAAACCATGAGTTCTATGGAATCGAATACCGAGTAGGTGAATTTTTAATGGATCAGGAATTACCACATGACACAATTTTCTTTATGGTATTTGTACTTGAATCTCCTGTCCAGCCTGGCACCGATACCACATTTGTAAAATTGAACAAATTAATAGCCAATGTTGTTCAAAGACGGAATGTAACTTTATACGTTACGTATTTAACAGAGCGATTAGTGCAAATACAGGGTGGTCAAGTTAGAGCTCCTTTTGCATTGGAGAACTTTAGCATCAAACAGCATGAAGGTAACGATCCTAATATTAATTACGAGTGTAGTTGGGCTGGGTATCCATTCACCCCATTAATTGATGACGTTGCTTTCAGAGCACAAATATTAGCGAGAGATCTACCACACTGCCATTGGCTAACAGGAAATTCACGCTTCATTCCGGCTACAATTTATTATTCTGGCGCATACCCGCGTAACTCACATAATGCAATATTTCCAGAGTTATTGGAAGGGATTTCCATTTTAAGGATTTCTACGGCTCCGACCCTCACTGGTGGTTAATCAGCCTGCTCACGCTTCGTCACCGTCAGCAGCCAGTTGCGATAATATAGAGC